GCAGCTGATCCGCTGATGACCATTCGGCTTTTCTTCGATATCGGCGGGACAGGACAGAATGCAGATGCTTTTGTGATTTGGGCGGTCCAATTCATTGGGCGCGAAATTCGAGTCCTTAAATATTATGAGGCGGTTGGGCAATCCCTAGATGCGCATGTCGCATGGTTGCGTGAGCAGGGTTATACCCCTGATAGAGCGCAATGCTGGTTGCCACATGACGGCAAGACAAAAGACAAGGTCTACGACGTCTCGTATCGGTCTGCGCTCGAACAGGTCGGCTATCACGTCGATGTCGTAGACAATCAGGGCAAGGGCGCAGCGAAGCAGCGTATCGAAGCGGTACGCCGAATCTTCCCCTCCATCTGGTTCGATGAGCAAGGCTGCGCAGGCGGCCTTTCTGCGCTGGGCTGGTATCACGAAAAGCGCGACGAACTGCGGGGAATTGGCCTCGGGCCTGACCATGACTGGTCTTCGCACGGTTCCGACGCCTTCGGCCTGATGGCAATCACCTATCAACCAACAGACGGCTGGGGTGATCGATACATGCCGGAACCTGAAAGAAGTCCCGGACAATTCCGCCGCGAAATCAAACGTAAAACCGTCAATAGGAAGTGGGTCGTTTAATGGCATCAGAAAAGATGAGCGATGATGAGCTGCGCGCCTTTCTCGGCAGCAAGCTCGGCTCGACCCTGAATGATGACGGCAACGAAATCAGCACTATTCGTGAGGAGAACTACAACTACTACTACGGCAAACCATACGGCGATGAGCGTGACGGGCATTCGAAGTTCGTAACCCGTGAAGCCTTCGAGGCGCTTGAGTGGACAATGCCCTCGTTGATGCGCGCGTTCACCAGCGGAGACCGCGTTGTGTCGTTCACGCCTATGGGGCCAGGAGATGAGGGCGAGGCCGAGCAAGAGACGGACATCGTCAATCACTTCATCTTCACTGAGTCAGACGGCTTCACCGTGCTGTATGAGGGCTTTAAAGATGCCCTGATGTACCCGAACGCCTACATCAAGGTGTATATGGATGAAAGCAAAAGTGTTAGGACGGAGACTTACCGAGGAATCGATGCGACGGGACTTGTAGAGCTCGACCAGATAGAGGGCTTCGAGTTTCTGGAGGCATCATCTCGTATCGAGGAGACCGAGCACGGCCAGATAGAGGTTTTTGACGTCAAAGGGAAGCGTGTCGAGACGCGCCCAAAGCTTTGCATCGATGCTGTCGAGCCCGAAAAGCTGAGAATCGATAACGAATGGACCTCTCTAAATCTCGATGGCTGCCCCTTCATCTGTCACGAAGAGAAGCGCAGCAAAACGTGGCTTATCCAGAACGGGTATGACAAGAAGCGCCTTGAAGAGTTGGGCTGCGGTGATGGTAATCAAAAGGACTGGGGCAGCGAGAGCGTAAACCGTCTGTTCTATGCAGATGAAAACTCCGGCGACGTTGACGCCCCTGGCATGGAGGAATTCTGGGTTCGCGAAATCATCGCCATGGTCGATTACGACGGCGACGGCATCGCCGAGCGGCGCAAAATCGTCTTGATTCATGATGAGATATTCGAGAACGAAGAGTACTACGAGCAGCCATATATCTCCCTTGTGACGATGCTCAACTCGCACCGGCATGTAGGCTACTCGCTGGTCGAGTCTGTGAAAGACCTGCAGCGGTTATCCTCACAGCTGATTCGCCAGATTTTGGATAACGCCTATCGCATGGGCATCCAGAGGAAATACATAGGTGATCGTGCTCTTGTTCCCGGAATCACGCTGGATGCTCTCGAAGATGTGAATAATGAGCTGATCCCGGTCAAAGACCCATCGCAGATCATCGATGAGCAGCCCAATAGTGTAATCCAGCAGCTTGTCCCGCTGACCCAAAGCCTGAACGACATCAAGAAGGTTCGGACGGGGATTTCTCCCGAGCTGTCACTCGATCCAAATATTCTCCGCGATAGCACCGCCGGCGCGTTCATGAATGCGCTGGAGAATGCGAGTCAGCGAATCGAGCTGATAACGCGTCTGATGGCTGAAACTGGCATCAAGTGGATGATGCTCAAGATTCATCGCTTGCTGCGGGAATACATGGATATTCCCAAGATGATCCGCATCCGTGGAAAATGGGTAAGCGTGAATCCTGGGGATTGGCCTGAGCGCCCGAACGTAGATATCGCCGTTGGTCTTGGTTTCAACTCTCGGGATAAGACTATCGCGGCAATCATGTCGATCCTTCAAGTCCAGCAGCAGGCAGCTGTCACCGGTATGGTGCAGAACAACAACGTTTTCGCGGCGCTCTCTGAGCTGGTGAAAGCATACGGCTATAAAGCGCCGGAGATGTTCTTCACGCCGCCCGATCAAGTACCGCCCAAAGGCCCCGATCCCGAAGCACAGGCGATGCAGACTCAGATGCGGGCGCAAATGGAGGCCGTTAGAGCGCAGCAGGAAGCCGTGGCGAATGACCGGGCTCGCGTACAAATCGAAGCCGAACGGCACCAGCTACAAATTCAGAAAGATATGGCTGCTGTCGAGCAGAAACAACGCGATCTTGATCAGAAAGAGGCCCAGCTGAATTTGGATGCAATGAAGACGATGGCTGATATTCAGCAGAAGCAAGAGGCGCTTAATCAAAAATGGGCTGACCTCGAATTGAAATACAGCCAAGACCTTAATCAGCCGGGAATCGGTCAATGAATATTAAATCTATAAGTGTTTCGAAAGATGGTGCGGGCAAATATGAAATTTCCTTCTCCAATGACGGGGTGGAAATAAAAAAGACTATCAAGTCTGTGAAATCCATCGTTGAAGGGGTTGAGCGGGACGAATTCTTTCAAAATACATTACTTGTAATCCGGCAGGCCGAGCGAGATTTTGCCTACATGCAGTATGGCGATGAATGGAGGCACCACGTAGGCCGATATTGGGGGCCGGTCACTGATAAGGAGATAGAGCTTTTGGACGAAGCCGCCGCATTAATGCAGCCTCTCCTTGAGCCGGAGACTATTCATTGAACCCATTTCGCCGCAACAACACTCCCCAGCAGATTGGCGCAGATGCCGCGCGGCTCCTGTCCGACGAGCTTTATACGCGCTCCTTTGCGGAAGTAGAGGAAGAGGTTAAAGCCTGTTTGCTCGGCGCTAGGATTGAATCGGCTGCAGACAAAGAGCGAGTTGTCGAACTGGTGCGTCGCTGGCAGTCAATAATTGGTGCCAAGAAATGGCTGGACAATCAAGTCCAGTATGACCGCCTCGCTGAGAGCCGCGAGAACAAAGAAGAACTCCGAAAAATCCGATAGCCCCTAACGAATCCACCAAGCCCGCCAAGTGCGGGCTTTTTTATTTCCGTTGGAGATGAATATGTCCGATCAAGTCGAGCAGCCGCAAAGCCTGAGCATTGAAGAAGCGACTGCACAGCTGACAGCTCAGATGCGGCAGCAAGAGGAAAGTCAGGAGCAGGGCGACCCCGCCGCTGTGGAGGCTGCTGCACAGGCTGACGACGAATCCCAGGAGGCAACGGAGGAAAACGTATCCGATGCCGAAAGCGGAGAAGATGAAGAAACGCAAACCGAACAAAGTTCCGATGAAGAAGTCCCTTCAATCGAAACGTTAACCGACCTCGCGGAGGCTCTTGGACAGCCATTAGAGCATGTCGAAGACAACCTAACTGCGACAGTCACTGTTAACGGCGAAACGAAGCAAGTCAGTCTCAAGGAACTCAAGGCCGGCTATCAACTGGAGCAGGCGTCGCGGCAGAACATGCAGCGAGCAGCCGAAATGAAGCGCCAGCTCGAAGCCGAGAAGCAGCAGCACGTTGCCGATCTGGAAAAGCAGCATCAGGTTTTGGCGAACGTGATGAATCAAGTGCGAAACATCGTTGTAGGCCCAATCAATACGGCTGAGCTTGAGCGCCTGAGCGTCGAAAACCCCGGCCAATATGCGGTTGTCCGACTTCAGATTGAAGATCGGATGCGCCAATTCGACCAGCTTCTGCACCAAGGCTCAACGGCCTATCAGGAGATGGATGACAAGCGCAAGCAGGAGCATAGAGCCAACCTTGACGCCTACGTGCAAGGCGAGCGCGCGAAGTTGATGGAGGCTATCCCGGATTGGAGCGAAGACGAAAGCCGAAAGGTTTTTGGATACCTCCAAGGCGCTGGTTTTACCGGCGAACAGCTGGATAGCGTCTACGACCATCGACAGATAGTTATCGCCCGCAAAGCCATGCTTTACGACCAAATGCAAGAGAAGGCTAAGACTGCCACCGCCAAGGTCAAGCAGCTGCCCAAACTCGCCAAGCCCGGTCCGAAGAATGCTGGCGTCAGGGTAGAAAGCGCAGCCATCGAAAAAGCCCGCCGACGTTTTGCTCAAACCAAATCTCTCGAAGACGCCTCCGCATT